GGCTTGGGCTTGGTCTCCGGCTCCGGCTCTTCCGCTTTCGCTTCGGCCTCCGGCTCGGCCTCAGCTTCTGGTTCGGCCGCGACCTCTGGCGCCTCAACTTCCGGCTCCGGGTCCGTTACTTTCTCTGTGCGCCTCGGAGCCTCTTCGGGTTCTGGCTTGAAGTCGTCGCCACGATCGGCGGGGTTGCCGCCTTCCAGTGTCTCGTCGATGTCTGAGTAATCATCCGTCGCACCGGTGCGCGCCAGTTTGGCGAGGTCATCGGCGGACATATTCTTCGTGGTGTCTTGCGGCGCTACCGGGGTCGCTTCCGTATTTGGCGTACTCATTAACCCTCCAGGGGCATTTGTTTTTGGGTGGCTGCTTTCGCCCGGTTATCCATCGACTTCATAAGGGCCGTGTACCGGGTCGTTTGGAGTTTCGCCCCGATGTGCATCGCGGCTAGCTCCTTCTTGTTCTGCAGGGTTGCGGCCTGCTTCATCAAGTCATTGCGCTGTTGCTCGAGTTCGAGCAGGCGCTTGTCAGAAATCTTCTGGGCCTCGGCCTCGGCCACGGGCTGTTGCATACTGGCCTTCGCCTGCGACAGCGCCGCATCGGCCCGCAGCTTTCCGATCTCCGCGTTGATCTTCTCGAGCTGCAGCTGCACCATCTGCTGCTGCGCTTGCGCCTGCATCTGCGCCTGCTGCTGCTGCTCCTGGGTCGGATCGGACAGCCCCTCGAGGTGTTTGAGCGTTTCAGCGATCTCCGCCTTATTTGCCAGATGACTCTGCTGCACGATGTAGTGGCCAGGAATCGGAATCCCGGCTTCGCGCAGGCTGATACCTTCCTGGAACTGCATGTCCTGCCAAGTGTCCCGCTGCGGCGCGGAGGACACGATGAGTTCATACTTGCCGAGCGAGAGATCGTCCAACAGGCCGCTGTTGATGCTGAACTGCTGGGTCTGCGGATCGGATGAGCGCCAGTCCGTAGCGGCGATGACCCGCGGCTCGGTATAGAACCGCTGCACCATCTTCATGATCTTGGCGCCGAGCAGCATGCGTGTGCGGTTCAAGTTGTCGAACACCGGCTGCAACCCAGCCATGGCCGTGGACTGCGCGCGCTGCATGGCAACGCCGGCGATGCTGGTCTTCATCTCCTGGCCAACCAGCGGGGTCACGCCGGGGATGTCGGAGATGTAGACTGACGACTTCTTCGCAATATGATCGAGCCCCGTCGGAATGGTATTCGGCTGAATCTTGGTCGGCGGCTGGCGGTTGCGGCCGTGCACGATGACGAGCCCGGTCTCCGCCCCGCGGTCCTCCAGATCTTCCGGGGACATATTGACGAGCGAACCGGCCTCCACGTGCCAGCCGCTGTTCGCGGTGGTGTTCACGATGTGGAGCATCTGGCTCTCGGTCTTGTTCAGCTGATCCTGCGGGGAGATCAGCATCTTCATCACGCCGGCGGGCTTGCCGCGGCGGAAGTACGGAAAGAACGGGATCACCGTGAACTCGTCGTACGGAGACCACTCGTCGAATAGCGTTACCTGATCGCAGCTCACAGTCCAGCGGATGCGCTTGACCATGCGTTTGCGCACGCCGAGCTTCGCCATGCTCGCCACGCGCTGAATGCGATCGGCGTCCCAGTCGTCGGGGATGCGGCTGATGTCACCGGTGGCGAGGTCTATGAATTCCTTCACCATGCCGATCTTGCGGTACTGGCGATCGATAATACGAACCGACCGAATGAGATCGGAGTCGATACCAGAGCCCATCGGATTTATAGTCTGCCCGAAGCGGATAGACTGGGTACCGAAGTAGTCACCGCTATCGACCGCCCCGCGCACGCGGTCGGCCTTGTCTTTCCCGTACGTGGCTTCCACATCTTCGGGGGACCACCATTCCGTGATGATCACCTCCGGCCACTCGTCGGGGTCGTACTCCGACGCCTGCGGTGACAGCAGTACGTTGCGCGGGTCGCGCGCGGTGATACGGATGTCGCCCAGTATGTTGGTTTCGAAATCTAGACGAACGTCGAGATATCCGCGATCGGTGATGATCCCGTCGTCGAACATATCGCTCTCGCGGAACTGATACTTGTTGTTGTGCAGGATCGAGTCGGACACCTGGGTCATCAGGTTGGCCTGCAGGTCCGTGGTGTCCTTGCCGGCCTTGTAGACAATGTCTGCGCGCGTGCTGCTGTAGTGGCCCTTGATCGCGTTGATGGTCTTGAGCGCCATGTTGATCGTCAGCGCCGGGCGGTCACCAAGCGCTTCGAGGGTGGCCTCGTCCCACTGGTCTCCTACGTAGTAGCGGTCGCGTTGTTCGGCATCGACCGTGAACTGCTGATGGCCATTGACGTACGCGTCGTTGAATGCACTCCAGTTGTCGCGCGCGGCGTCGTCCGCACCGTCGCCCATCGTCTTGCTGTCGTCCGTCATTGATCAAGTCCCTGAGAGGGCATCCCTGCCCGATACCGCACGTCCGTGTTCATAGGGGCGACGTACTCAGCGTTGTAAACCTTGTGCTGCCTGTGGAAGCGGCTCGGGGGCCGAGCCGTAGATAATCTTGTGCCAGTTGTCGAACGACGCATCCTGCGGCACGTCTTGAGCGCTGCCGAAGCGCTGTGAGGCCCAGTCCTGCCACTTGTTGTAGCGGCGGATCGTCTCAGCGGCATCGGCTGTCTTGCCCGGCATCGCGGGGATCATGTCCGTCGGCTTGTACTGCACTTCGCCTGGGCCGGACTTACGCATCCCGGAGAACCGGTCGTTCGCGAAGTCAGAGGCCACAGATTTGAGCGCGGTCCATAGGCTCGTCTTCTGGTCGTTGCTTGGCACAGATGTACTCCCGAGGAATTCCCGAAAGCGTAATCAAACGCATCACGGGGCTGCTACTTCTTATCATCCGGCCATGAACCCGCCGCCGCGTTTGCTGCGCAACTGGCGCATCAGCTTGCGTTTCCACTCCGGTTCCTTGGCCACCACCTCACCCGGCTCGGGGCGCCCCATCTCGTAGAGCATGATCCCGAGCCACGAGAATGCGTCGACCTGGTCGTCCTTCTGGGTGTCCGAGCTGGTGCCGTTGAACATCAGTAGCTCCTCCACGAACGCCTTGGTCCACGGCGCGTTGCGCGGAATCCGCACCTTCCCTTGTTTGCACCGCGCCTGAATGGCGCGCGCCCTGGAGATCTTGTCCCGATTGCCCGGCGGCAGCTCCTCGACCACGAGGCTGTGGATCTTCTCCTCCTCGATGCGCTTGTCGAGGAATGGGCCGATCGCCTGGGCCACCTGACTGCGTTCGATTCCGGTCAGCTGCGTGTCGTGGGTATGGTGTACATCGATGATCTGGTCGCATATCTGCAGGGAATCGAACCGGTCGCGACGGAGGTCCACGATCCATAGGTTGTCGTCGCTATCCACCCCGCCCACGATCCCAACCGTGTAGTCGTTGCGCTGTTTCCGGCCGATCGCCAAGTCCCACGCGTCGTAGTGCAGCAACCGTTCGGGCAGCTCTTCTTCGTCGTAGTAATGGATGTGTTCGTCTTCTTTGAACACTCCTGCGCCGGCCACTTTCGGGTTCTGCTGGTACAGCGCTTCCCAGTCCATAGGATCGACGGCCGCTTTGATCTGCATCAGCCGCTCGACCGGCCAGCGCGCCGGATGCAGCGCCTCGCCCGCCGGGCGCAGCAGCTTCGCGCCTTCCTGCTCCTCGTACACGATCGACAGATCGGGCAGTCGGTACGTCGGGCGGTCGTCGATGGCCGGGTATACGATGGTCTCGAATTTATCCCCTCCCTCATTCTGCATGGCTAGCAGCTTGCCCGAGAGGTCGTTGGTTACCCAGCGTGTGGCAATTATGAGGACGCCGCCACCCGGTGCGAGGCGCGTGTACGCCGTAGAGCTGTACCAGTCCCACAGCGATTCGATCGTCGTCTCAGAAAGCGCTTCCTCTTTATTCTTCAGGTAGTCGTCGATGATCAGGCAGTTGTGGACGAGTACGCCCTCTGCAAAGAAGCAATGCGTTTCTTCGACCTGTAGGTCATAGACCGGCACCGGTCCTCCGCCAACTGCCGTAAGTGAGGCCACGGAGTCGTGTGTGACTTGTGATGCGCCATATGACAGGGCGGACAGAGGGCGATCAGATTCTCCGCTCCGCACTTCATGCAGCGCGAATAACGAATCCCCGACCTGGAGCTTGGCGGTTTCGACCCATCCACGATCGACGACGAAGATCTTATGATCCCCGGTGGCGGTGAATTTGCGCCCGCCCGTGGTCCTGACTTCGTACAACCCCGCTGACTCTCGCACATGGCATGCCTCCACGCGACGCCAGGAAGTAGCACCAGTGGATGGATCGTAGGACAAGGCGACGTGGGGCTGCAGCACCAACTCTTCGATGGGGATCGATCCGCGCTGGGTCATGACCCGCGTCCCGGCCGGGAAACAATGCGCGCCATGCCCGGTGATACTCCCGCCGACGCCCGCCGGGCGATAGCCGCCGCCTTTCGTGGTTTTCCACCCGGCCACGTTGCGGTTCTCTGGATCAACTGCTGAATCTTTGAACAGCGCGCGGTACGGCTTGTCCTCGAGCGTGCTGCGCACTTTGCGAGAGAACTCCTGGGCCAGCGACAGCGTGTGGGACGTGGTTATGAACTCCAGCGTCGGGTCATGCCCCAACGCCCACGAGGGGAACATCTGCGACACTTCAAGGCTCTTTCCTAAGCGTGGATGAACATTGATCATCAACCGCGGAGACTCCTTGTTCCGCATTTGCTCGAAGAACCTCTCGAGCCGCAGAGCAATGTCCTCATGCACCCAGCCGGCGTCGTACGTCGGCATGACGTACTTGGCAAACGGAATCAGGTGTCGGCGCGCGAGTTCACGCTTCGCGAGTTCTCGGAGCGCGATGGCCTTTGGGTCTTCGGCTGGTGTATTCACGAGCGAGCGGGTCAATGGATCGAGCGGTTTCTTATTGCCGCCTGGACTGCGGGACATGGCGCGGATGCACTTCTCGCAATACTCCATGGACGTGTCGCGCGATAACCGAGCCCCGCACGACGTACATAGCCCGTCGTTCTGGATGTAGACATCGAGCGCTTTGTCATACCGAGCCACTACGAAGCGCCCAAGTTCCGGGTGGCGAGTATCAAGAGCCCAGCCGCGCGAACGGCGTCGGCTTGCCCGAAGCCCAGCGTCTCGATGTACTCGCCGCTTTCTACTACGATCACCGTACTGCGTACTTGACCGTATTTACCGGCCTCAACATCGTCCGCCAGCTTACGAAGCATGGAGGGAATATCTGCGAGTGACGTCTCCGCCAGCTTGACGATGTTGCCGCTCATCCGAGTAGTACCGACTTCGCCGATGCGAGCAGGGCCACGGCAGCAATCAGCACGAGCGTCCCCGACCAGAGCAGGAGCAGAAACCACTTCCAATCGGGCATCATGGTGTTGCTCCCTGCAGCGAGTACACCGATAGCTCCCAACGATCCTTACAGATGACCCCGGCGCAGCTTTTGATCTCGAGCGGCAACCACTGCATGTTCGACACGGCGTCGCATCCGCCGCCAAGTATCGGGTGCTTGGCGCCGAGCGATACGACGTGATCAACGGCCCAGCCAGGGCACGCGCCGGTTGTCTTATGCGTGGACGGGCACGGATGAACCTTGCGGAACGCCGCAACGACTTCGGAGTGCCGGATGATTTTGCCCCCGGCGTCGCGCGCCGGCGTACCACAGTAACGGGTCTCGTCGAGCACACCGGCGTGCGCGACGAGCGGAAGCAACAGGGTCAGTAGAACTAAATGGCGCACGTGTTTGCTCCAGTCGAAAAACCGCGGTACTCCCGGAGAAGTACCGCGGGGTGAATGCCGGCTTACTGAGCGGCAGCGGCAGCGGCCATGGCAGCAGCAACAGCCGCGACGCGCGCCGCGGCCTGGGTCACAGCCGCTTCGAGCGCCGAGATACGTGCTTCGAACGCAGCCAGGTCAGCTTCAGCAGCGGCGATGATTTCGTGTAGGGTCTTCATAGGTAATGCTCCTTTTGGTTGGGTGGGTTCCACCGGCGTGTTTTTACTTCCGAACAACTCAGCGAATAAACCGATCAAGCCGCGCATGGTGCCTCCTGCATCATGGTATCTACCTCTTCTTCAAGCCGGGCGATCGACCCGTCGTTCATCATCACGAAGTCCTTGTTTCGGGCGTACGACACGCCCCGTTCGCTCGAATGGGCGTGTACGGCAACGAGATCGGGGCGCACCAAGTGAACGATGAAGCCGCCATGCGACCGAATCCACCGCGCTTCGTTCTCGAAGCGCACATCAGGGATCACGATCCCGCGTACCACGGAATCGCCGAATGAACTCTGCACCTGGGCGTCTAGCTCGCGGTAGAAGGAGTCCGCCAACCCGATCCAGAGGTTCTCATCCACCAGCTCGCGCCCGAACTCCGTACCGAGCAACTGCATGAGCTGCCGCGGCGACTTATTGCCGAGCCGCACGATTGGCGCCTCCTTTCGCTCCCTATCCTCGAAGTGAGTACGGTTCAGTCCGAACATGCTCTGAAGCCCGAGCTTGATCGGGTCAGCGAACGCATATTTCCTGAATTGGTACTTCTCAATCAGTAGGTCGGCCACGGTGTCTTTGCCGGACCCGGCCCGGCCAGCGATACCGATGAGCTTCACGCCAGCACCCCCAGCATGATCGAGACGAGCAGGCCGAGTAGCCACTGCTGCTTGGCCCAGGCATAGTCCATATGCGCCGGATCGGTGTGCTCCTGCATATAGTTAGCGAGGTGGCACGATAGCGGATACGCGATCACGAGCGCCGGGACCAGCGCGACCGCGTTGTGAGCCCCCATCGCGTAACCGACTACTGCTCCGGGGAGTGACCAGATCAGCCCGAGTACCACGAGTGCGAGCCAGACGTTATCGAGCAGCACGCCGCGTTGCCACCACTCAGGACCCGAATTGTACCGACTCTTGGCGCGCGCCATCTGTGTGCCGGCCGTGGCCGGGCCAATGACGTTGCCGTAGCTGCCGAGGCAGATACCAGCCCAGATCGCGGTGGTGATCGCGAGCGCCGTCCAGTCATTCCAATGTCCGAGGCACAGGGTCATCACGTACGCTTCGATGATGCGCTTGGCCTGCTTCGGGAGCAGACCGGGGTACCCGCGGAAGCGATCCGCGAAGACCATCAGGAACATGCCAACGTAGTTCATTCGTCGAACTCCCCTTGTTTGTAGGCTGCCAACACGTCTTCTTCGATCGGGCCGGAATACCGAGGGCACTCGCTGGCCAGATTGACCCACTCCAGGCGCACATAATTGAGTTTCGGAGCATTTACTTTGTGGCGTTCACAATCTTCGGTGCCACAACCCGCACTGCAGAAGCTCATATCCATTAGACTGGAGATGCCTCGTACGTTGCCGCGAAGATGCTCGGCTTCACTGGGTACACCTCGCCGGCGATGCCGGTCACGATCCAGTCGAGCGGGCATACGATGCGCCCGCCCTCGAGCGTATTGATCCAGCCATGTGAACTGTATGCCTGCCCACATATCGCACAGGTCGAGCCCGGCGTATCGTTCACGAATGGCGCTACGGCGGCGTGGTCCCCCGCTTGGTGCCACTGCACCGCGTCGATATCAATCGGTAGTTTGCGGTACTTCGCCATCGTCAACCCTCTCTGCGGTCCCATCGATCGCCGCCATCCTGGCTAGCTCCTCGTCCGTCATCTCCCGGAGTTTCTCCTGGGTCACTCGTACGTCGGACTTCGTGTGAATCTGGATCGGCGCGTAGGCGCCGATGATCTTGCCGATCTCGCGCGCTGCCGCCGTCATCTCGCCGGATGTGGCCGCAACACGAAACGCGTCTTGCATCATGTTGATCACGTCGTTTCGCGTGACGTTGACTTCGTGCGCCAGCTTGCGAATCGAATACTCGAGCGCTGTGCGCACTGTGAGATCTTTCTCGAGCGTCTCGGCCATCGCATCTGGATCTGCGTACCCCGCCATGCGGGCCGCAACAACTGGTACTGAGCCATTGGTGCGCGCCTCGACGTAGATACGCTGCCGCGACTCCAGCCCGGCCATCAGATAGTTGTACGACTTCAGGTCCGCGAGCGGTTTACTAAGTTCCATGTGCGATGAACGTAGCAGCCCGTAACTTGGGGCTGCAATCGATCGCCAGAGAAAAATTTCTCCCGAAAAATTTTCACGTTTTTATTTTCTGCAGCACCCGTGCCCTGCGGGCTCGTCCTCCTCTATGTCCTTTCGCTTCCAAGTTCCGGCCGATCCGATCCGGAAATTGGCCATATGGGACCCGTAGATTCGCGCTACGCGCTCGGTACGACGTACGAGGTACTCAGCGATGGGTACGGCGTGCGGCGTGCCGCAGCGCGGATCGTAGCGCGTTGTGCATGGCACTTCGTACTGCGTACTCAGCGAGGAGCACACGGCGCTGCG